TTTTTGTGTGTTACTTTTTTTACTATCATAATAAACTTAATTGTACGCTTGGATCGGACGGCACGATGCGTCCGTGAAAACGTGTTAAATTACCTACTTTGTATTCTGGTATTTTGATTGACAAACTAGACTGCAACCAGTCTGCAACTAGATGCCTGTGGCACATATGCTTGGTACTGCAATGGCAACAGATAATTGGTTTTTGAGTTAACTTGTGCAAATCGTCATAAACCTGCTGTGGATCGAGTGCATACAACATAGCGTTATACTGTTCGACATACTGCTGTTCCGTAATACGATTATTTCGAAAGTTTTGCAACAACTGGTATTTTGGCATAAGTGCTTGATACCTGTGTGCAACATACAACCACTTGGGTGTTGATATGCTGATACTAACAATGTTTTGCTGATCTGCGTGTGATTTGATTTTGGCATAGTAACCTGTGTGCAACATACTGATTTGTTTATATTTTTGTTAAAAATAGGTATTTTTTAGGATTGATCCAAACATAATTCCTCAAATTTTTCCTCTACCTTATTGTATATGTCCTGCACCTGTTCGCTATCTAGATACGTCAACTTGTGTTTGATCCAGTTAATCTTTACTTGATCCTGCTCGAAATTAGTACCTCCCATTACCTCTATTATCAGATCGTTCAGCGTATTGTCGTTGAATACATATATCTCCCAGTTTTTTAAAGCGTGTAGAATTGTAGCGTGGTTCATATGCTTACCTTGCGATCTATATATATCTCGTATCTGACTACAACCTAACCGAAAGTACTCTGACAATATATACGTGAATGCTGCACGTGCTTCTACTACCTCTCTTTGTCTAGTGTTTTTAAATATGTTTACGTTCCTGTGCTTATTGATCCTTTCTGCTATTTCCTTATATGCGTTTTTCATAAAATATCTCTAATGATGTAGTTATCTAAATCTTCTGCTATCTCTGTTGTATTCCAGTCTTTGTTTGCAAAGTATTCATTATACCTATCTATTGCAAATTCAACCTTTGCTTTACCTTGCAAATAAAATTCTTCGCTTACGTCAAATATGGCTAAATCACAACTGCCCTTGTCTATTACTAGAAACTTGAAGTCATAGTATTGCTTATTGAACAATTCACAGTAGAGGTACGCTTGTACGTCATATCCATACTTTACTGCTGCATACTTAAAACCACCTATGTCGGTTGTAGTCTTAATGTCGCAAATATGACTGTCGCTTAATATATCTGCTTTTCCACGAAATGGCATACCCTGTACTAAATCTATTGCAGGAACTTCAAACTTACAACCAGTCAATAATTGCATTGCTGCTTCGTTACGTAATAACTGATCTGCTAATTTTTCTGCTTGTTCTTTTTCTGTACGTGTATACACTGTGCCGTGTTTTTCTTTTGCTTCTTTATACGTCTTTGTGTTTTTACTAGCAACGTCTACAAATACAAATTCCTCGAACTTATGAGGTTCTAATACCAATGTATGCAAAAGTCTGCCGTCCCTAATTCCTTGCGTGTCTAGGTTTTCGCTGTACTTTGTTACATAATAGTATTTTTTCGGACTGCTTAATAGCAACTTTATCGCTGATGATGATAACGCTAATTTTGACAACTCCCCATAATAGAAATCGTCTTCGTACATATTGTCTAGCAAAAGATCCTTGTCATATTGCTTACCGTCTAATAGTTTAATTTTCATAATTTTAATGTATATGCTTTACTGTATTTTAATTCACTAACTGACCATTCGTTTATATGATCTTTACCATACAACCACCATATTGCCTTATCATTATCAAGTTGATCTGACACTGGCTGTATAAACAAATAGTGCGTTATGTTCTTATCCTTATTGTGAGCATCGTAGTTTACTCTTAATTCTGTTTGGTATGCCCATATACCCTTAACGTCTATTTGCATCTTAGAAACGCTTATATCGTAATTGTGTATAGGTCTACCTCCCAACATTTGATCTGCTTTGTATTTTAAACCTTTACTCCAGAAAAAATACTGTGCTATCAATTCGCATTTACAACCTAGTTGATCCACCTGCAAGTTACCTCGCTTGTACTTTGGTTGTAATTCGTTCATATAGGCGTTTGTTATGTCTCGTAACCCACCCACGTAAAGTGCCTGTTCGTTAATAAGTGGAGGGTATTGTATTGTACCTTGTTTCATAACATAGACGCTTCAAAGCAAGTACCACTGCAATGTTGAAATTCCTTTTCTACTGGTGTGCCACATTGTGGACATTCAAATTCTGGATCATTCCAACCTCTGTATTCGTGTTCCTGCCAAACTAACCAATCATCATAATTCATATTTCGCTGTTTTTAACTGTTCTTGTAATTGTTCTATTTTTTCTTCTGCTGCTCTACATTTTAGTATTGCATTGTTTCTTTCGGATCGCCATTCACTGATTAACTGATTGTAACTGTTACGATCCATTTGCAAACTATTGACGTAAACAGTGATACTAACTACTGCATCACTGATTGCTTTTAATTCCTTGTTATCTGGTTTTGCTTTAACCCATTTTAAAACAAGACTGGACAACAATTCCATATCCGTGTAGTACAGCAAGTCATTTTGATTACTGATATACTTATTCATCTTTTAGTTGATCCAATTCCTTATTACATAGATCCAACTTGTAATTTGCTTCTGCAATTTTTTGGGTGTAATAATTTATGTCCCATTCTGCATCTGCAATTTGCTTTAATAAAAATGTTTTTTTGTCCATAATACTAGTTTTTCTTTAATTCATAATTTAACTGTTTCGCTGCATAATTTATATGCTTCTGCGTAGTCATACTCCAGTAACCTAACTGATGTACGGTTTGTTTTAAGTGATCTACTTTAGCAACAAGTGTACTGTAACTTTTTACAAAGGTTTCTCCGTGTATTGTTACTAATGATAGATTTTGCACATAACGATCAAATTTGTATTCAAATGCCATAATTATACTGTTTCAGTTTCAACTTGTTCTAACGTGAATAACCCATTGTCTCCGTGAAATTCGATTGTGTCTCCATTGAAATAAACACAACCACCTTCGTGCATTTCGATGTCCCAGAAAATTTCGGAGTGTTTTTGTTCTATCCAATCCCAAAGTCTGTCCTCTAAATTTGGTTGACTTGTGTCGATTGTAACTAAAATAGTTTGTCTACCTGTTGTTGATTGAAATAATGTCATAATTAACTGTTTTAAGTGTTTAACGGTGTAAACCTAAACAATTATTTTTAATTGACAAAATTATTAACAAAAATTATTCCTCCACTTTATTGACGTAGGACGCTAAACTTTCATCTAAAAGGTATACTTCTTTTTTTTTACGCTGATTATTCCACAATGTTGTTTTAGGACAATACTTTTCTACCTTTTGCATCTTTTCTAGTCCGTCTAACCAGAACATATACGTACCCTCTGGATCGCTTACAAAATAGATCTTTACAATATCGTCTGGTAAAGCCATTAAACGTCTGTATTTTTCTAACTCAATCATTTTGGTGGGGTAGTATGTTTTGCGAAACTTCATCTCTATAACGCACTTATTTCCCTTTGGAGTGTACCCTTTCGCATCGTAGATTTCATAATCTTCGCCTGTATGCGTTAAATTCCACCCCTCCATACTGTTTAGAAACCAAATGACTGCTTTCTCAAATTTATGCACTGACGCTAAACTCATATACCTTGTTAATTTGATCTATCCACCCCTGTATTCGCTTACCATTACACGTGCAAGGAACAACATACTTTTTATTCATATATTTCGAATACAACTTTGCGATCAATTCTACTTCATTCTTACTTATTCTGCTTGATTTTGAGGATCTAAATTTTTTCCAGTTTTTTAGATCGTCTTCTGTCATTTTAACTTTCATCTGTGCTTCGTTTAAATTCGTATTTATTCCAACGCTGTCTTCTTTCATCGCAACCACAGTCTTTGCCTAGTAGTTTGCTGATCGTCTTTACTAACCAGTGAATACCTGTGTTTTTTGTGATCCAATAAACTGTATCGCCTAATTTCATTGCAAAATTTTTTTTACTTTTTTAATCGTTCGCTTAATGCTGCAATAATCAATGCCTGTTTTTTCACTGATCTGCAACATACTTATGCCGTCTTTATATACTAACTCAAATATCTTTCTATCGTACCAGTACAATTCCTGTAACTTTTCTTCTGCTGCATCTAGTAGATCCTGTGCGTTATATTGCGTTTCAGTGGATCTATGCAACGTGCTAATATCAATGTCTTTATTCCTATTCGCTTCTTTAACATAATTTAACCAAACTGTACGCAATGCCTTGTATATAAAATAGTAGTTTATCTCGTCTTTATTAAACATTATCGACCTGTCGTTTCGGTCTTTATACCAGTAGTGAATTTTGATATACATATCTTGCACCAGATCTTCACTAGTCATAAGATCACAACCAAAAGACTGGACTATCTTGATCCAGTCGTTGTGCTTTTTTGCTAATTTTTCTAGTACGTTTACCACCACACTATTTTTATACCGAACAAACCTACACACAGCAATACCTCTTGCGTATCATCTTCATTTTCTTGATATAGCAATCCTACAACAAAACCACTAATTAGTACAAACTGTGCGTATGATCCGTTCATTTTTTATCTTCTTCTAATTGTTCTACTTTCTTTGCTATTATCTGGACTATTGCATACAATTCTCCTATTGCTTTTTCTAGTCTTTTGATCTTTGCTGATTGTGTCTGTCTAGTTTTCAAAACGGTACGTTATTTGGATCTTTAATTTCAGTAGGCAAAGCATCTACACCGTTTATTTCGAACCCTACATTGTTTACTATTGAACGCATACGTATTGGATCGTCTATTGGCGTTGGTCTACCTCCTGTTTCTACTTCTTTTACTTTTCTAACGTGTATATGCGAATATGTCCATTCCGTAGGGTGCTGCACATATCTATGCACTACAAAAAAGTCATCTGCACGATTTACAAACTTACCTCCACCCTCTACATCTGATGCTAACGGTGGTATTGGGTGTCCACAGAATTCGTGTCCTACTGGGTGCTTGATCCGTAAAGCATTTGTATTGGCGTGAGTGTTTAACCAGATACTTACACCGTATTTCTTACAGAACATACGCATTTCAGTAGTCGCTAGATAATCGTATTCGTGTCCACCTAATTTTTTCATCAATTCCTCGTCCTTACTTAAACTGTTATATGGATCAATCAATAGTCCTTGATAGTCAAAGTCTTTTTTAAACGATCTAGCAAACTCCAACAAAGTACGATAGGTATGCAAGGTATCATTATTGACCACTTTAAAATGTCTAACAATATAATCAAAGTGTTTCTTAAATGCTTCATCACTTATTTTGTTTATTGGCTTCTGTTCTAGGAACTCCACCAGTTTTCTAATTATACTATGAGGTTCGTTTTCACTACTGAATACCAACCATTTCAAATTATGTTTTTTCGTGTAACATAACATCAAATATAGGATCACTGTTGTTTTACCTACGTTTGCGTGTCCTAATACTACGTTAAAATTACTTGGCTTAAAACGTATATACTGATCTACATATGGTATACCTAATTTTATGCCCTCCTTGATTTCTCCACTTCTTACCTGTTGCAGATAGTCAAAGGTGTTCTCTGTGTTTATTATCATCTTCTGTTTTTTGTTTAAAGGTATAAAAAAAGGGGGTAATTTACCCCCCTATATTTTAGAACGGCATATCGTCCTCTCTGTCTGGCATATGCTGTGCGTTGGTAACTGCCTTTTTAGGTGTCCATTCGCTATACTTGCTGTATACCTTGCTAGGATCTTTTTTACTGCGTAAAATATCTACAACAATAAAACCATTATTATCTTTGGCAAAGGTTTTTTTAGTTTCTAAAAACTGTTGCAATTCCTCTACCTTGATATTGAGTTTACATACTACAAAGTCTAACTGACTTTCTTTTGGAATTATACTGTTTACAAATTCTGCGTTATTCATTTTTACTTGTTTAGTGTGTTGTGAAATTCATTAGTGAAATCTTCTATTTCTGCAATATCAATTTTACCAGATACTGCTAATTCAATAGCACCTTTAAATGCTACTTGTCTTAAT